GCCCGACCACGGAGAGTTACAACCAGATCATTTTGTAAATCAAGAGTATGTGTTTAGTGGTCACTTCCATAAACGACAAACCAAAGGTAATGTAACATACATTGGTAATGCATTTCCTCACAACTACGCAGATGCGTGGGATGATGAACGTGGTATGATGTTTTTAGACTGGGGCGGAACTCCAGAATATAAAACTTGGCCAGGGCAGCCTGTATTTAGAACTTTTAGGCTATCACAACTTTTAGAAAAGCCAGAAGATCATCTAAAAGAAAATATGCATTGTCGTGTGACTATTGATGTACAGATTACATTTGAAGAAGCAAACTTTATCAAAGAACAGTTTATTCCTCAGTTTAAATTACGAGAACTAATGTTGATTCCAGAAAAAGTAGAAGTTGAATCAAACATTGATCCTATCGATCTTTCATTTGAAAGTGTTGATACTATTGTAATGAATCAGATAGAACAATTAGATAGCGAGTCATACGATAAACGTATGCTGACGGAGATTTATCGAGACCTATGATAAAAATTAAAAACATCACAGTTAAAAACTTTATGAGTGTAGGTAATCAAACTCAAGCAATTGATTTTGACAAAGGAGAACTTACACTTGTATTAGGTGAAAACCTAGATTTAGGCGGTGACGGTAATGGTTCCAGAAACGGCACTGGTAAAACCACTATCGTCAACGCACTAAGTTATGCAATTTACGGTAATGCACTTACAAACATCAAGCGAGATAATCTTATTAACAAGATTAACGGCAAAGGAATGCTTGTTACTATTGACTTTGAAAAGAACGGTGTAGAATATTCTATTCATAGAGGACGTAAACCTAATGTTCTTAAGTTTGTAGTAAACGGTACAGAACAAGATCCAGTAGATGGAGATGAAGCACAAGGTGATAGTAGAGAAACACAAAAAGCGATTGAAGACTTATTTGGTATGAGTCACGATATGTTCAAACATATCCTTGCTTTGAACACATATACTGAACCTTTCTTGTCTATGAAAAACAACGATCAGCGTAATATCATTGAACAATTACTTGGTATTACAATGCTCTCTGAAAAAGCAGAGTCGTTAAAAGAAAAGATGCGTATAAACAGAGATGCTATTAACGCAGAAAACACTAAAATTGAAACTATAAAAGCATCTAATGAACGTATTCAACAAAACATCGAAAGTTTAGAACGCAAACAAAAGATGTGGGAAGATAATAAACTCGCAAGTATTACAGATCTAGAAGGCGGAATTGCTAAACTAGAAAAAATTGATATTGAAGCAGAAATTGAAGCACACAAATGTTGGGAAAACTTTAATGACAAAAAGCGTTCACTTGAAGAAGCACAGCGTTGGATGGCATCTATCACTGCTGATAACGAAAAACAAGAAAAATTAATTGGAAAACTTGATAAGGAAATTTCTGATCTAAAAGAACACAAGTGTTATGCTTGTGGTCAAGAACTGCACGACACAAAGCAGGATGAAATTTTAAAGGACAAAGAAAAACTACTACAAGAAGCAGCACAACAGATTCTTACTAACGAAACACAATATGACGAACACTCAAAAGTTGTTGCGGATATCGGAGAACTAGAAGCGTGTCCTACAACAGAGTATGATAATGTAGAACAAGCATACAATCATAGAAACACTGTTGAAAGTTTACAGAAAGAATTAGAACAAAAACGTGCTGAAGAAAATCCTTATGCAGAACAAATCGTTGATTTGCAAGAAACTGCAATGCAAGAAGTTAGTTTTGATGCACTAAATGATCTTACAAAAGAAAAAGATCATATGGATTTCTTGTATAAACTGCTTACAAACAAAGACAGTTTTGTGCGTAAAAAGATTATTGAACAGAATCTAGCATATCTAAATCAACGTTTAACATACTATTTGTCTAAAGTAGGATTACCGCATATTGTTGAATTTCAGAACGATTTAACAGTGGTTATTACACAACTGGGACAGGACTTAGACTTCGATAACCTCAGTAGAGGAGAACGAAATAGACTCATTTTAAGTCTAAGTTGGGCATTTAGAGATGTTTGGGAAAGTTTATATCACGGTATTAATTTACTGTTTATTGATGAACTTGTAGACAGTGGTATGGACAGTGCAGGTGTTGAAAGTTCTATTAGTATTCTTAAGAAAATGACTAGAGAACGTAACAAAAACGTATTTTTGATTTCGCATAGAGACGATCTAGCAGGTCGTGTTAATCACGTACTTAAAGTTATCAAAGAAAACGGCTTTACAAGTTACAGTAACGATATTGAGATTGTGCAATGAAGGTAAGTTACTTTTGTTCACCAGATGCACACCCGCAAGAACAACTACCACAACTAGTTGAAACGTTCAAAAGCAAGATTGTTGATAATGGATTTGATGAACCTGCTGACGGAGTAACAAAAACAAGCCGTGTAGGCGTGATGCAATACGGCGAACTTAAAAACGACCTTGATAGAATTGTAAACATTGTGTTTGATGTAAACAAATGGAACTTTGGATTTGATTTATATCAACCTAACAGTTTTTCGACACTGTTGTACAACGAATATGATGCTTATTACAAAGGTGAATACAGTTGGCACGGAGATGGAGTATTAAAGGAACAGTATGATATCAAACTTACAGCACTTTTAAACTGTAGCGATACAGAATATGAAGGTGGAAAGTTTAAATTGTTTATCAATGGTGAATGGGATATTGATGAATTCGATAAACCAGGATCACTTTTAATATTTCCTAGTTGGATACAGCATAAAGTAACACCAGTAACTGCTGGTGTCAGAAAATCAATGGCACTATTTTTTACAGGCCCAAATTTAAGATGAGTACAGACAGTCACGACGAAATGATTGAAGCGTTCCAAAACTACTTTAAGTGGCAGGATCGTTTTGAATACAAAGGTAGTGACGAAGCAGGCATAAAAGCAAGATTTTGGTTGTCGGAAATTAGACGACACGCAAGTACAAGGCGCACTGAGATACAAAACAAAAGGCAAGAACGAAAGGAAGCCAGAAAAGGCAAGGTAGGAAGACCATCAAAAGTAAGTAAGAGTGATGGAGAATCCGAGTTGGACATATAAAGGCGATATTGTTGAAAGTATTCCTGATGAATATGAAGGCTTCGTTTATCTCATAACAAATAAAACCACGCAACAAAAATACATAGGCAAAAAACTAGCCAAATTTAAAACTACAAAACCACCTCTTAAAGGCAAAAAAAATAAGAGACGCGGATATAAAGAGTCAGACTGGAAAGACTATTGGGGTTCATCTGATAGATTACAGGCTGATGTTGACGCACAAGGCCCTAACAACTTTACAAGAGAAATTCTATACCTATGTAAAGGCAGAGGTGAAATGTCATATCTCGAGGCACGAGAGCAATTTGAACGTAGAGTACTAGAACGTGATGATTACTACAACGGTATTATCAATGTTAGAGTAGGCGGTTCAGACAAACTCAAAAAAGCCCTTCTAGAACACTTAATCCAGGCAAAAAAATAGCAACGTAGTTTGGTCGGGGATGCTCGACTCGTCTTGAGGAACGGTGAGATACCCGGTTCAGATACTGGCGTGTTGCAAGGACAATGCTAACTTAGGCATAAAAGATGTGTGCTCTGTGAAAAAGATACAACACACAGGCAAGTGATTTCGAACTGTTTGGGATCAACTGCCTTCCGCGGATATTGCGAATGCTGAAGTAGGGGGTTGACGGTCTGCCGCCTCCGTACATATTATATGTAATCTTCTTAAACAGTTGTGGTGATGATAACTCAGATGATGTTAGTCACTATAATTCGTCCGGCAACGGGCGAATTGTGGCTCAAATATCTAGATGATGCTAAAAATTGCTTCGCAATTTAATTATTACCACTTAATAAACGTTTAGGGAAGAAAAAGCGTTGAGCGTTAGCGAAAACGCTAGAGATCTTTAGATCTCTTTAAACAGTCAAACAGAAATAAATAACAATAAGTAAACATACTATACTTGTGAGAGAATTATAATGCGTCTTAATGAAATATTGGTAGAAACAGATCGCTTAGATGAAAAGCCTATGGGATTCCTTAAGAAGATGGGAAACAAGGCACTTGCTAAAATGGGCAGTAACAAGGCAGCAGGTCGACTTGAAGCCGGCGATGAAGCCAATCAAATGAAGAAAGAATTTATGAAGTTCTTAGGAACTCAAGACAAAGGTGAAGGTGCAACACCTGATATGGTACTAAATTGGTTAGCAAAGAATGGCTATCCTACAGATGGTGCTAAAGAAGCAATGAAAAAAGTTACAACCGGGGCTAAAGTTGGACAAGCGGCTGGCGCCGCTGCCGCTGGCGCGGCTAAGGGCGTAGGCAAGGTAGCAGGAGCAGTTGGCAAAGGTATTGCTGCTGTGGGTAAAGGCGTAGCAGACGTAGCAAAAGGTGCTGTAGCAGGAGCCAAAGACGCAACTGCTGATCCTAAGCAGAATCCTGATGCACAAAAAACTCCACAAGACAACACACAAGCAAATACACAAACAGCCAAAGAACCAGATCCTAATAATGCAGTAAGCATAAAAAGTGCAGGTCAAAAGAAAATTGTACCTCCTAGCGGAAATAAAGTTGCAGTAAATCAAAGCATAGACTTTTCAAGTGTTGGTACACTTATGGAAGGACTAAGCAGCGGACAACTTGACGATGTATTCAAGGCTGCGGTAGCAGATGCTATTGCACGTGACGAAGGTGGACAAGCAAAAGGCTCAGACACTAGTTTTGATGGTCAAGCAGCACAGGGTGGATTGAAAGGCGTTGCACAGGGTGTAGCAACAGGTGCTATGGGCAATGCTACTATTCCACCGGACATTCAAAAACAGATTGATGCTTTGAATCCTAAACAAAAAATAGAACTAGGTAAGATGCTATGAGATTAGAACAAATACAAAAACGATATATTACAGAAGGATGGAATGATCCTGATATGCTATTGCTAGAACAAAAGGCCATTGTTCCTTTTGTAAGCAACATTGAACGTATTGTTCTTGAAGCAGAACTAACACCTGATCAGATTAAACAGGTATTTGCAAATGTAGAAAAAGGCGCAACCGAAGCAGGCGGAAATAGAACAGCAGTAGGTAAAGGCGCTGACGCTGTTAAAAATGCAGCAGGTGCAATTAAAGCAGAAATAGACAAACTAGGCAGTGCAATTAAAAATGCAGGTCCAGTTCAAAATATGGATGCCAAGTTTAAAGAACTAAAAACTAAAATTGGCGAAAAAGATTCAAAAGTAGTAAGTGCTGTAAAAGCAGTTAGTGACTGGGCAAAAGAAAATCCAGGCAAAGCCAGTGTTGCGGTTGCAATTCTAACAGCAGCGGCTGCACTAGCAGGTGGACCACTAGGCGGTTTAGTAGGTGGTTTCCTTGGTCGTGCTACAAAAGATATTCTACAAGGCAAAGACCTTTCTACAGCAATCGGTAAGTCAGCAATGACTGGTGCAGTTGGTGCTGCGGCTGGTGGTGCTATTGAACTGATCGGCGACCTAGTTGACCCAGATGTTTCGCAGGCTATTATTGCCAGTGACGGACAGACAATTGATGTTGCAGGTTTGGAAGGTATGAAGGCTACAAGCATTGAAAACCTTTCTCCTGAAGCGGCAGAAGATCTAC